ATCACACAGAGATCTACGCAACTCTTCTAAGTGAACTTCATCTCTAATATATTTACATCCTAATTTAGATATCAACTTAAGCGGATCATAATATACAATAGCTCCTCTATCGTGGTGAATAACGTAACGACCGCAAAAATATCCGTACCTTTTCCTGAACAATTTGGCTTCAAAGTTCCACGTAAGGTTGGCTCCGGCTTGAATATCCGGTAGGTCTAGACCTTTCGGAATATATATCAAACTGTCGTCACCGCAGAAAGCCGCCTTGATCACTTTATCCATCGGGATCATAGAGCTCAAACACGCAGCAATGATAATTGTGTTCCCAATAAAGGTAGTCACATCACCGCTTTTTCTTTGATACCACAAACATGTCTTTATGCCAGCCGTATAATCTTTCAGAGTCGTTTTCCTATGTCCTTGTCTCCACACCTCCGCTAACCAATCGTCAATACCAAGCTTCTCCCATATCTTGTACTCAACAGCGCAATGGAACTCGTTTTGTGACTTGTCGTACTTTGAAATGTCGAGCTCCAGAATCTCCATCGCTTGTGACGAATCCAAATCAGAGAAAAATTCTTCAATCTGCGTAGGTGTCTTCCTGGTGTAAAACAGAAACTTGGAAGTATCTATTCTCTCAAGGAGCATCCTCGTTAACTCTGAAAACATAGGACCAAAAATCGCATTGATCTTTTTTGAATGATAGACTATCGTCTGCAACGCAGGGTATTCGTCCTGAATGCTCAAGTCTAATTTCTGTTTGGGTTGGCTTTTGATCATATGCTTATACTCGTCCACTGCCGGCAAATCCACAAAGTTGAAATCCGCTAACTGACCAACCGTAGACGACTCTTGTTTAGAGAGCCATCTAGAAAAACTTTCCCTCGTCATAGCCATACCGTCCGTTCCGCTGAATTCTTTTATCACATACGCATCCCAAAACTTTTCAACTACTAACGACGCAGTGTCCTCTATATCAATCGTCCCCGTCAAATCTGGTGCGTTCATATTTCTTTTGATCATCGCGACAAGGTTTTCAAGTAACCCGGCAGTACGTGGCATTTCTGCCGCCGTCCTCAATTTAGGTTTCATAAAAACCGGTCGTTCTTTCGGCACTTGCACTGATTTTGAGAAGTCGATCCTACAGTCCTTGACGTTTAAGGAAATATCCCTCAAATTCATAGTTACAGCATCAAACTCGTTAAGAATAGTACTGTTTCCGGGAAGAAGAGTGTCATAATAGAACTGCATGTCTCGCCAATCTCCTGACTTAGGCGTAGGGACGAACAAATTTGTCCCCTTGAACACTGTGTCGATCTGTAATTGCTATTGGGTTCCCGACTCCACCTTGTACATGTCAAGAATGAAGTTGGACAGTTTCTCCAATTCAGAAATCACGTTTACCATTGGGTCTAGTACAACTGTGTAATATTTACACCGTGTGGTGTGCCTTGTCAACGCCACCAAAACATGAGGTGACGCTCTTGATATGATCTCTAAGGGAGTTGCTGTCAACCGAACAATAGCTGTCTTTTCGTACGTCTCGCCTTGAACTTCATGAACCGTGTTTACGTCTTTGTAGCCCTTGTCTAACAATTCGAACTTATCTGCCTGTGTGAAAGTGAGAATTTTCCCCTCTAACGGTAAAGTTATTGGGTTTAAAGCACCTTTTCCTCTCACGACCTCCGCGCTAACCGACCTCTCCACGGAACTTGTACATAGAACTGC